TCCGGCGTGGTGACCGGGGCTGTCTGCTCGATCAGCGCCTTGCGCAGCTCGGGCACGACGTCGACCGTCAGCGGGTTGTCCGCCTCGGCGATCAGCTGCCCGCCCAGGGCGCGCAGCTTCGGGTCGACGGTCCTCGCGTGCAGGATCTTGCGCTGGTTGTCGAGCGCCTCCAGCGCGACGGCGGGGTCGTCGGCGAGCTGGACCGCACGGACCAGCGCGGTCTGGAGCAGCGGGTTTTGGGTGAGCTTGGCTGCGACCTCGAACGCGGCGGCCTGCTCCTCCTCGACAGAGCGGGCCTGGGGCTCGGGCTCCGGGTTGGGGGTGGGCGCCTGCGGCGCGGGGGTGGTCTCTGTCACGACGTTCGCCTCCAGGTGCGCCCGCTTGAGCGCGTCGGGGTCTGCGGGGACGGGGGTGGTGCTGATCTCGATCAGCGTCCAGCCGGTCACGTTGACCACTGGCTCCCCCGTGCGTTCGTTTTGGCCTGTGACCTCCGACTCCCGGACGCCGTAGCCGATCGACAGGGCGCGCAGCATGTCCTGCTCGACCAGCCGCTGGTTGCGCTCGCCCGCGCTGCCAGGCGCAGCGTCGAACGTGATAGTCGCGATCAGCTGGCCTGCCTCGACCCGGACCTGCGCCGACCCCACGACGTACTCGCTGCCCTCCTTGCGGTGGGCGTCGAGGACCACGGGGTTACGGCGGAATGCGTCGAGGTCTGCGCCGGACATGCGCAGGATCTCGCCCACGACCTCGCCCCTGGCGCGGTCGAACACGCGGACCTCGTTCTCGGTCGACGCGACGAACTCGAACCGCTTGGGCCCGTCACCCTCGGGGTCGAGCTGGCGGACCTGGTCAATCGCCAAGCTGCGGGTCGCGATCATGCTGCCTGCTCCTCGGGCTCGGGCTCTTGGGTCGGGTCGTCGCTGGGCTGCGCCTCAGGCTGCGCAGGGGCCCCGCCAAAGGACGGGACCGCGGGGGCTGGGGTTTCCTCTGGATCGGCCAGTGGCGACTCGGTGTGGGGGCTGAGAGTCACGGGGCGGCGGATAGGCTCCTCGCCCCACGCCTCGGACACCTTCTCGCTGATCGACGGCAGCCCGAGCTGCGCGCGGAAGTGGTTCTCGTCGGCCTCGTTCGGCGTGAGGACTCCCGCGCGGACCCCGGCGCCGTAGACCTCCATGGCGGCGGCCAGGGCGGCCAGGTCGACCTCGCTCCCGCCTATGAGCACGGTCAGCTCGCCGCCTTCGTTGCTGGCGCCGTCGCTGTCCTGGTTGTCGGAGTCCGGATCGACCCCAGCGGCGGCAGCCTTCTCGTCGCTGCGCGCCTGCTCGGCGAGGATCTGGTCCTCTTCCTCGTCCCAGTCTATCCCTCGCCCCGCCATGATCCGTCGGCGGCTGTAGAGGCCGGCGTCCAGCAGCAGCAGGTCGGCCTTGTTCTCCTTCTCGGGGTCCAGCAAGACGTGGCGAGTCGGGGCGATCATGGCGACCTTGGCCAGATCGGCAGCGTCGGCCTGTAGCTCCCCGCGCATCAGTCCGTCCTCCAGGACGGTCTGGCGGATCCACTGGGAGCATTCGACCTCGCCCTGACGCTCGATCCCGTAGCTGGTCTCGGCCCGACGCTCGTCCGCCTTCGCGCTGCTGAAGTTGGCCTGGCTGAAGTCGGACAGGACGATTTGCCAGCTAATCCCGAGCGCCGTCCCGATCCGCCGCGCGAGCAACTTCACGAACACGTCCAGTTCGCCCAGCTGCGCGTCGGGCTTGGCGAATCTGACCGACTCGCCGGGGAACAACTTGAAGATCATGCCAGGCACAATGTCCTGGTCGAGCTGGTGTCCATGCTCGGTAGCGGTCGTCTCGGCGAGGTTGAGCAGGTCTTCGGGCGACTCGATAAACGCAGCGAAGCTGGCAGCGACCTGCACCCGCTTCAGGACAGCGGTCACCAGCAGGTCGAGGTCGAGCAGGTCTTGCAAGACGCTATGCAGGATCGGCAGCCCGCGGCTCTGTCCTGGACGGTCCTGGCCGCGCCGGCGATGCCAGGCGTCGTCAACAGGGATCCGCTCGAAGTCGCCCGCGGCGAGCGGCTGCGTTACGTGGATCTTCCCGACCTGAACAGACTCGATCGACGTCTCTCCAGGGTGGAACTTGGAGACCCAGTAAGCCACGATCCGGCCGTTACGATCCCGCTCGATCCCCTCGCGGATCGAGCCCTCGCTGTCGGCCATGAGCGGGCCAGCGTCAAGCGGTGTCTGGACGCGGTCGGCTTCGACGACCTCGAACTCGACCGGGCCGCCGCCCGCGGGCCAGTGCCTTACGACCCAGTACTCGCCGTCNACCAGGGCGCGCCGCGCGCGCATTCGCTGGGCGCCCTTCCAGCTGATCCGCTCGGCCGGGAACAGCTGGTCTCGGCGGCTGGCCCAGTACGCGTCGATCCGCGCGTCCTTGGCCTTGTCTCCCGTGGCCGAGCGGTCCTCGACCCCAGCGCCTACGACACCCTCGACCCAGGCGCGGATCACGCCAGACGCAACCGAGTTGTCGCGGACCGCCTCGCGGCTCCGGTTGCGAAGCCAGTGCAGGTCGTGCAGCAGCTCCGAGTCCGCCGAGCGGCTCCAATAGCCGCTGCGCCATGGCGTCTGCTGGCCCGTGCTGTGGGCGTTCTTGTACCCTCCGTAGCCGTGTTTGTTGCCCGGCTCGGCGAGGTAGCCGCGCCGCTGGGTCGCGGCCCACTGGGCGCGGTAGATCGGGTCAGCCTCGTAGCGGGCGAGGTGCTGAACTGCCTTGGCACGCTGGGGGGAGACCAGCCGGAGAGCGCCGTACCATGCGCGCTGCCACCAGGCCGGCTCCCAGTTCATCGCGTCCCGAAATTGGTTCGGGTGAACAGGAAGCGGTCACGGTTGCTGGAGCGCCCCTGCTGGATACGCTTCTCCAGCTCGTCGAGCTGGTCACCCCGGATCTTCAGCGTGTTGCCGCCCTCGACCGTGACCGACTCCGGGAGCCGCGCGAGTTGCGTGCGGCATAGAGCGAGCTGGTCCCACGCGCCGTCCCAGTCGCCAGCGGCGATCAGGACGTCGAGAGCGTCGAGAGCTGCGGTGTAGTCGGCCCACGCCATGCCCTACGTGTATCACTACCAGCCGAATTTGACCCGCGGACGTTTCCGGCCCCGGAAACCCGACGAGGGAGATGCCTGCGAGGTCTGCGGCTACGCCTTGTCGGTCTCCGTGCGCTTGGCCGCCTTGCGCACCGTGCGCTTGGCCGCCTTGCGCTTGGGCTTCGGCTGCACCTCCTCCACGGTCGCCTCGCCCGACGCCTCCAGCGGCGCGAGAGCCGCTCTCAGGCGGCGAAGGTGCCCGGGGTCGCGAACGGCGTAGGTCACGCGCAGGTGGGTCGGGTAGTCGCTCATCATGTCTCCTGGGGGAGCTTGTAGCGGTGGCCGCAGCAGCGGCACCGCAGGTAGGCGAGGCCATGGTGGAGGCCCTCGCAGATCACGGCCTGGCTTGCGTGGTCGGTCTGGACACGCTTGCAACTCGGGCAAGGGTACGTGCGCCGTACCCGGTAGTGAGTCGGCGGCTCTGGGGTGTCCTGGCCCTCGGGCCAGTAGTACTCAAGAGGCCCGGTCCGCTCGGTCTTCCGCTTCCGCCGTCGTCGCTTCCGGCTAACCACTACCGCCCTACCTTCCACGTCTTGGCCTTCCTGGCTTTGTAGCCTCCACCGCTCGCGCCTCCGCCGCCACCGCTTGCGCCTCCGCCGCGCAGCCGCTGCGCAACGTAGACCCCGAAAGACAGAGCGTCGACCTGATCGTCATGGGCACCCGCTGGGAAGATCAGCAGCTCGTCCTGGAGATCGTCCAACCATGGNGCAGCGGCTGGGAACAGCAACCCGCCGCTGGCCATGAGCGCTGCTGCTGGCTGCGCGCGGCTTACCTTGTCCGTGTTCGGCTGGATCTCTTTGAGCGGGAGCCTGGCGCCCATGATCAGGTAGCGCGTGATATCGGCGTAGAACCCGCTGCGCTCGACGTAGCCGACCCGGATCTGGTGGCGAGCGAACACGACCCGGATCCAGTGGGCCAGCTGCTCGGCGCCAACCCGCTCTCGCTCGACGTGCAGCAGGTAGAGCAAGCACGCCTGGCGGTCAGCGCCCCACACGCAGCAGACCGTGTAGTCGGCCGAGGTCTTGGTCGAGTACGCGAGATCGAGCGTAGCGAATTGGACAAGGTTGCTCCGCGCCACATGCTGGCCGTCAGGCGGGACAAGCTGCCCGCTCTCCTCGGTGAAGTAGCGGAAGAACTCGCGCTGGAACATGCCGCCACCGTCAGGCGTCGGACGCCCCTGGTAGAGCGCCGCCCAGGTGTAGCGGTCGCGCCCGCGCTCCAGCTTGCGCAGCTCGTCAATCGGCCACATCTCCGGCCACAGCGCTTCGCCAGGCGCGCGCCCCAGCGGGTCGTCATCGCTGTCGCTAATCGCCGGGAAGTTGACGAAGGTCCAAGGCTCGTCAACCTCGCCCGCGGCCTGCTTTGATTCGAGCATTCCGATTGGGTCCATGGCGTGCCAACGAGTCGCGATCATCACAACGCAGGTGCTGGGCATGAGCCGCGTCATGGCGACCCGATCGAACCAGTCCCAGGCCGCGGCGCGGGTCGCCTCGCTGTTCGCCTCCTGGGCGTCTTTCAAGAGGTCGTCCACGATCAGCAGCTCGGCCCGCTTCCCTGTCAGCGCGCCACCGCGACCGACCGCAAAGAGGTAGCCGCCGAGCGGCTTCCCGTCTGCGTCGCGCGGCTGCCAAAACTCCGCCTTCTGGCGGTAGTTGACGTGGACGCCGAAGACCTCGGGCCCGTGCTCGGTCAGGAGGTTGCGCGCCCGTTCCGCCCACCCGACGCACAGACTCTTACCGTACGACGCGATCACCACGCCGTCCTTAGGCCGCGTCGCGAGCCACCAGCTCGCGACGTAGAGCGACAGAAACTCGCTCTTGCCAGAGCCAGGCGGCATGGACACGCACAGCCGCTTCAGCTTGCCGGCGCGCATCTCCATGACCCGATCAGCCAGGTGGTCGAAGTGGCGCGCGTTCTGCCAGTCCCCGCCGCTCGCGTACATCGCCCAAGCGGTCGGGTGGTGAGGCGCCATGGCGCGCAGCTCGTCGCGCGTCAATTCAGCCACACGCCGCCGCTTCTGCGATCCGCTTGCGCGCCAGAACCAAGTACTCCGGGTTCAGCTCGATCCCCACGTATGCTCGGCCGTGTCGCAGGGAGACTACGCCTGTCGTGCCGGATCCGTTGAACGGATCGAGGACGACACAGGGGCGCGTCGGCGCGTCAGCGTGGTCGCAGGTTGGCTCCCAGCCCGTGGTGTTACGCGACGCCACATTAGGGGGCGGGCGCATCAGGCTCCCCGATGTGTGGGGGTGGTCTGGCCGCGCGTCCAACCGAGCCTGGGCGGTCGTGTCCGCGCCGGAAAGCTCCACCACCCGCCGCCACGGAGCCCCACACTCGCTGCACGCGCCACGCTCCG